GTTGTTGGTGCTTTAGCTGAAGAAATCAAGGAATTTGCTGCTGACAAGAAAGACTTAGTGGAAACTAAGGTTAGACTTGTTTCACAAGCACGCAATAAACTTGATAATCTAAAGAGCAAGTTTGTAAAAGAATCTGCTAAGAAGATGGCTTCAACTGTATCTACGCATCTTAAGGCTGAAATGGGTCAACTTAAAGAAGACATCAAAACTGCTCGTGAGAACAATTTTGGTCGTCGAATCTTCGAAGCATATGCAACTGAGTTTGGTGCTACACATTTAAACGAAAATGAGGAAGTACGTAAACTTAATGCAATTGTTGCTGAAAAGGATAAACAGTTGGCAGAAGCCATTGCTGTTAAAGACAAGGCGAAAGCACTTGTTGAAAGCAAAAATAACGAAATCAAAGTTATAAAAGAAGCCAATGAGCGTGATGCTACATTGGACGAGCTTCTATCTCCTCTCAATGATGAGAAGAGAGAAATTATGACTAACTTACTTGAAAACGTTCAGACATCTCGATTGAAGAACGCTTTTGAAAAATATTTGCCAGCAGTGTTAAGTGAAACCAAAGCAACTAAAAAGGCTGCAAGTTTAACTGAACAAACTGGTAATAAAACTGCAAAGGTTGTCGATAAAGCAACTGACGATTCAAACGTCATTGCCTTGAAACGCCTAGCAGGGCTTTAAACTAAAAAAGGAGACATTTAATGTCACAAGAACTACTAGAAAGCCGTTGGGGTGAGACCAAAGAAGCCCTCCTAGAAGGATTACAAGGTGCTCGTCGCTCAACAATGGGTGTTATCTTAGAAAACACTCGCAAACACTTAAATGAAAACGCAACTGCGGGTTCAACTGCATCAGGTAACATTGCAACTCTTAACAGAGTTATTTTACCTGTTATCAGACGTGTAATGCCAACTGTTATAGCCAACGAATTAGTTGGTGTTCAGCCAATGACTGGGCCAGTTGGTCAAATCCATACACTAAGAGTACGTTATGCAACAGCAATGGCAGATACTTCAGCAGCCGCTACTCCAACAGCAGCTGGCGATGAAGCATTATCACCATTCAAAATTGCAACTGCATATTCAGGTGCTAACGGAACAGGTGCAGCATCAGCCGCAACTGGATACGGTGGAAGTGCAACAGCAGCTATGGAAGGATTAGGCGGAAGAAATATTTCTGTTCAAATCTTAAAGCAAGCTGTAGAAGCAAAGACACGTAAGCTACAAGCACGTTGGACTTTTGAAGCAGCTCAAGATGCACAAGCAATGCACGGTATCGACGTAGAAGCAGAAATCATGGCAGCATTAGCTCAAGAGATTACTGCTGAAATCGATCAAGAGATTCTTTTATCTCTACGTACATTAGCCGCAACTGAGTTCACATACAACCAGGCTGCAGTATCAGGTACTGCTACTTTCGTTGGTGATGAGCATGCCGCTTTAGCAGTGTTAATAAACAGAACAGCTAACTTAATTGCACAACGTACAAGACGTGGTGCAGGTAACTATGCAGTTGTTTCTCCAGCTTCATTAACAGTGTTACAATCAGCTACAACTTCAGCATTTGCTAGAACTACAGAAGGTACTTTTGAAGCACCAACAAACACAAAGTTTGTAGGTACATTAAACGGTACAATGAGAGTATTCTGTGATTCATATGCAGCTGACACTCAAGCAGTATTAGTAGGATACAAAGGTGCATCTGAAACAGACGCTCCAGCTTTCTACTGCCCATACGTACCGCTAATGAGTTCAGGTGTTGTACTAGATCCGACATCATTTGAGCCAGTAGTAAGTTTTATGACTAGATATGGATATATCGAGTTATCAAACACTGCAAGTTCATTTGGAAATGCCGGTGACTATGTAGGTGAGATTGCAGTTCAGAACTTATCATTCTCATAATATACACTGAAAACTTTATTAAAAATAGCACCTTCGGGTGCTATTTTTTTGACCATAAATACTACTAACACAATTAAGTGTTTTATGCGGACAAAACCGCGTAGGCCTAGAACGCCAACTTTTTGAAAGGAGAAAACAAATGGGTAGACCTCTTAAAATAAAAATATCTGATACACAAGATGCTGGTTTTAACAATCCAGGAGATGATAGTGCAAACAGAACACCTGCAGGTGAATTATTCTATGGTGCAGTAGGTGGAAATCCTAACACCAGTGATTACACTTATCCTGTAATGACTTGTCGTATTCGACCAACTGGCGGAAGTGTAACAACTGAAGGTGAAGGTTTTATAATCAAGCAGAAAGGTGCAAGAAAGTACCAAGTGTCAAGATTAGATGCCGCCGCTATTGACCCTGCAAATGCAGTGGTTGGTTGTGTACTTAGAGTGGTTTCGGTTGGTGATACTGACTGGGAAGCAATGGGTGCTGGTAAAGGAACAATTGCCGCAGGACACATTTTTACTGTGACTGCAGCTGCTGGTGCTGGTACTTCAGGTACGGCTGCTGAGTGCGGAATTTGTACACTTGCAAACGAAGCCGATGCTGCGTTATCAACAGGCAGTATGACTATAACATACACAGACGAAGGTTCAAGTGCAGTACGTATTGAAAGACTAATGGGCGGTAGACGTTCGGTAGACTTCAGCGGTAATGTAAGATTGATTAACTTTTTCAATATTCTAGATGACACAGTTGCAGTTGGTGGATCGGGTAGTTCTGCTTCGCCTGCTACTATGGATTTAGTACAAGTTGAGAACGCCTCATTAGGTTAATAGATACTTTTTAACTACCAAAACCCTTACTGTATTAAGTACAGTGAGGGTTTTTTATGAGTACTGCATTTATAATTGGAAATGGTAAAAGTCGACTTGTTGTTGATCTTAACGTTTTGAAATCTCAAGGAAAAATCTATGGTTGCAATGCATTGTACCGTACATTTGTTCCTGATTGTTTAGTTGCCACTGATAGACCGATTGCTGAAGCAATACAAAATTCTGGTTATTCAAAACAGTATCGATTTCATACACGAAAACCAATTCCAGGTTTAGGTGCTCAACCTTTACAAAACAAATACAAAGGATATAGTAGCGGTCCAAATGCAACTGCACTTGCATGTCTTGATGGTCATACTGAAATATTTCTAGTAGGATTTGATCTTGGAACAACCAACGGCATGTTTAACAATGTGTATGTAGACACAGAATTTTACAAAAAACAACTAGAGCCTCCTACATTTTCAGGAAACTGGGTAAGGCAACTGCTAGAGCTTGCAAAGGAATATGAAAACATAAATTTTACAAGAATTGAAGGACCTGAGAGTGCTTTTGTAAAACAATTTAGCAGTTTGCCTAATATGAATATTCAGTCAATGGACAAGTTTCTTGAAATGGTAAATACACGTAGAGGTCCATTATGAATACTAAAAAAAGAATTGACGGCGATTACTACATTGAAACCATAAACACTGAAGATAGAGTGTACATCAATACCAATACGATGGAAGTTGATGGAAACCTAGTGGTAAGTGGAAACATAACCTATATTAACACTGAAGTACTTGATGTAAAAGATCCGTTTATTGTAACTAATAGTAGTAATACTTCAACCTATGCAAGCAATGCTGGATTGTTAACTCACAAAACTGCATCAACTTTTGCAGGTATTAGATATAATACAACAGATAACAAATGGGAAATAAGTACAAGCACTAGTGAAACTGGTGAAACAGGTACCTGGAACGAGATTGGAACTGCGGAGGCTGGCAATGTTGCTGGAGCAAACACACAAGTACAGTTCAACGACGAAGGAAGTTTTGGTGCAAGTGCAAATTTTACCTTCACCGACACTAGCCAACTTAATGTTGCTGGTAACATCAATCTTACCACAGGTTTACAATTAGCAGACAGTGCAGCTCCAGGTTCGGTTGCAAATACAACTGTGTTGTATGGAAATGTCGCAGGCAGTGGTGGAACAGGTGTTTACTTTGTGGACGGATCAACCGCAGATGAATTAGTAAGCAAAAGCAAAGCAATTGTTTTTGGAATTATATTTTAAGGAACTAAAATGGCAATACAAACCGCAAACGTTAGTAACAGTGCAACCACAGTTTACACAAGCACAAACAATACTGCAATTACCTATCTTGCATTAACAAATGCAACGGCGGCCGCAGTCAATGTTGATATACACATCGTTCCAAGTGGTGATAGTGTTGGTAACATAAACTTAGTAGCAAAAACTCTCGACATTGCAGCCACTGATACCTACCAACTATACTCAGGTGGAGAAAAACTTCTACTGGAAAACGGTGATACTGTTCAAGTAACTGCAAATGTAGCAAGCGGAGTAAATTCTGTAACTTCATTTACAAGTATCTAATATGGCAACTGGAGTTTTTCTTAAAAACAGAGAGATAGCATCAGGTTCTACCAGTATCCGTATTCCTTTTGGTGCTACCAACGAACGTCCAACTGATCCTGTTTTTGGAGTTTTTAGATATAATACCAGCACAGGCAGTATGGAATACTTTGACGGAACTGTGTTTCAACAAGTTGCAAAAAGTGGCGAAGCTGATATTACAGTTGACAATTTCACTGGTGACAATAGCACGCTAACATTCACACTTAGTACTAGTGTAAGTGCTGCTGATCAAACCATTGTGTTTATTTCCAACATATACCAACAACCCTCTACCTACAGCATTACCGGTGGCGGAAATGATATCACATTCACAGAAGCTCCTTTGCTAAATGAACCAATCAACGTAATACACGGACTTGGCAACACACCTTAATAGTGCGATAAATACTGCAAAGTTTAAGGAAATTAATAGATGGCAATTGCAAGAGTCTCTGGTAAAGCACTCGCAGATAATTTAGAAAGAACTGCTAACCTAGCCATTGACACAAACACTTTCTTTGTGGATGTTACTAACAATCGTGTTGGTATAGGTAGTAATACACCAACAGTTACACTAGATGTAGCTGGAAGTAGTAATATTGCAAATATTTCGATCGCAGGAAATGCAATCAGTGCCGAAGGTAACTTAGATCTAAGTGGCAGTAATGTTAATCTTGGCGCAAACAGTGCAGTAATACTAACCGGAGGTACATCAGGACAAATACTCTCAACTGATGGCTCAGGATCTTTAAGTTGGGTTGATAGTGCAAACGTAGATGCTCTTCTTGGTAATACTATTCAAATTGGTACACCAACAGACGGTGATTTAACTTCTAACGTTGCCTATGATGGCTGGACCGCAAACACAGTTGTTACTGATGGTTTAGATGATCTAAATCAAGTCAGTTTAAACATTGCTAACGGTACGTTTGTAGGACAAGCAGATTTTACAGGAACACCATTGGCTGGTCCGAGTCCAATGGACGTTGATTTCACTGGAACATTTATTGGAAATGCAACTGCATATCTTTGGGATTTTGGAGACGGCAACACTAGTACATCACAAAATCCAACAAATACCTATGCTAACACAGATGGTGGACAATTCACTGTAACTTTTACTGCTTTTAATCCAGATGGAACCTATGAAGGAAATGTAAGTTTAGGTGCAAAAGGATCAGTTGATTCAAAAACTCGTACAAATTATATAACACTTTACACACCTACGCCTGCACCAAGTTTTACAATAACTGATAGCACTATAGATAGCGGAACTGCCGCTGAAATTACCAACACATCTACCAATGTTACTTCTAGTTACGAACTGGATTGGGGCGACGGAGCTGCAAATGTAAATCCAAGTCTTGGGTGGACAACACTTACCAATACCTATACCAACGCAGGTGGAGATGCACAGTATTCAATTGTATTAGCAGGAACATCAAACACTGCTGGACCTAGTCCAGTTACTGTGTATAGCTCTCCGGGTGTTGTGGATGTTTTCAGTGATCATACTTCATTGTCAAGTGCTAACGTAACAACAGTGGTTAATGAAGAAGCCACATCAGGTGGTGTAGTCCAATTTACAAACAGCACTGCAACAGATCCAGGCACAACCGCAGTATTTGGTTCTCAACAAAAGTATCGTTGGACTTGGGGCGATGGAAATGTTAACGCAGTTAACATTCAGGCCGGTGTAGCAGGAAACCCAGGTACAACTATCGATCATACGTTTGCTTTGGATAGTGGTAATCAATCAAGTGGTACTGCA